CGCCTGAAGACGAGCACGCCCACGACCAAGGGCCTGTCGCGCGTGGAGGATGCGTTCCTCGCGACCGACCGGCGCTACTACCACGTCCCGTGTCCGCACTGCGGCGAGCTGCAGCGACTGGAGTGGGGCGCCGACCAGGCGTGGGGCATCCGCTGGGCGAAGGACGACGAGGGCCGCGCGCTGCCCGAGACGGCGCACTACGTCTGCCGGCACAACGGCTGCGTGATCGAGGAGCACCACAAGCCGGCGATGCTCGCGTGCGTGGAGCTGGGGGGGCGCGCGCGCTGGATTCCCGAGCGGCCGGACGCATCGCCGCGCCGGCGTGGCTACCACCTGTCGTCGCTCTACAGCCCGCTCGGGTTCCTGTCCTGGCGGGAGCTCGTCGAGGAGTGGCTGGCCGCGCGCGAGACCGCCCGCGCGGGCGACCAGTCGAAGCTGCGCGCGTTCGTGAACACGCGACTGGCCGAGACCTGGGAGGAGCAGGGCGACAAGGTCGAGCACCATGCGCTCGCGCGCCGGGCCGAGGACTTCCCGTTGGGGGCGGTGCCGGCCGGTGGCCTGATGCTGACGATGGGCGTCGACGTCCAGCCGGATCGGCTGGAGGCGCGCGTGTGGGCGTTCGGGCGCTCCGAGGAAAGCTGGCTCGTCGACCGGCACGTCATCTACGGCGACCCGAACCTGGACGAGTCGGTGCCGGGCTCGCCGTGGGCGCGCCTGACCGAGATCCGTCGCGCGAGGCTGCCACACGCGAGCGGCCGGCCGATGCTGATCGAGGCCTGCGGCATCGACACCGGCGGCCACAACACGCAGGCCGTCTACCACTACGCGCGCTCGCACGCGGCCGAGCATGTGCTGGCCATGAAGGGGGCGTCGCAGCCGAACCGGCCGATCGTGGGCAAGCCGAGCAACGTCGATGTGTCGTGGCGCGGCAAGACGTTGCCGCGGTCGCTGAAATTGTGGCTGGTCGGGGTCGACGCGGCGAAGCACCTGTTGTACGGGCGCCTGCGCCTGCAGGAGGCGGGCCCCGGCTACGTGCACCTGCCCGCGGTGCTGCGCGAAACGGACGAGTTCGAGCAGCTGACCGCCGAGCGGCTGGCCACGAAGTACCACCGGGGGCACGCGCGGCTCGAATGGTTCAAGCCCAGCGGGCGTCGCAACGAGGCGCTCGACTGCGCGATCTACGCGTATGCGGCCGCGTGCTGGCTCGGGATCCAGACGATGCGCGAGCCGGGGTGGGCGAAGCGCGAGGAGAGGATCGCCCCGCGCGTGATCGGACTGTTCGATGCGCCGGTCGCGGCAGCGCCCGCGCCTGCCATGCCGGCGCCCGTGCCCGAAGCGCCGGCCGCGACCGCGACCACGGTGCCAGAGCGCCGGCCCGCGCCCTACATGACCCGGCCAAGTCGCCGGCCCGCACAGGGGAGGACGTGGTGAAGGACGCGAAGAGGACTCCCGAGGACATCATCGACGACGTGCTGCGGCGCGTGATCGATGCGGGCGGCGTGATCGATCGGGCGATGGCACAGGCGATCGCGCGCGCGGTGCGCCACGAGTGGGGCGGCGAGACCGCGCGCATCTGCTACATCGCGCGCCGCGACGACGAGCTGCGCACCCAGCGCAACCGGGCGATCCTGCGCGACTACCTCGCCGGCGAGCGCATCGCGCTGCTGTCGCGCCGCTACGGCCTGAGCGGGCGTCGGATCATCCAGATCGTGAAGTCGGCTGGGCCCGACGACCATCCGGCGACGGACGCGGCCGCGGGCTGATCGGGTAGGTGAAATCGGGAGACTGACGGATTTCACCTGCGGCGCGAGACGCTGCGGGGGTGACAACCGCCATTCCCTCCGTCGAGCCCGCGCGCCTGATCGCGGGCGACACCGTGCGCTGGCTCAGGTCGCTGCCGGACTACCCGGCCGGCGACGGCTGGTTGCTCGCGTACACGTTCGTCAACGCGACGGCCCGGTTCGCCGTGGGCGCGACCGCGCAGGGCGACGATCACCTCGTCGAAGCCAGCGCCGCGTCGAGCGCGAACTGGCCGTCCGGCGACTACGAATGGCGCGCGCGCGTGACCCGTGGCGCCGAGGCGTTCACGGTCGGATCGGGCCGCGCCACGGTCGTGCCGGCATTCGGCGCGACGCCGATGGACACGCGCAGCCAGGCGCGGCGTGCGCTGGAGGCGGTCGAGGCGGCGATCGAGGGCCGCGCGTCGAGTACGGTCGCCGAGTACGAAATCGCCGGCCGGCGGCTCAAGCACTTGTTGCCGACCGAGTTGCTCGCGTTGCGCGACCGGCTGCGCGTCGACGTGATGCGCGAGGACGCGGCCGAGCGTGCCGCGGCGGGCCTGGCGCCGCGCGGGCGCGTGATGGTGAGGTTCGGGCGATGACGAAGGGACTGCTGGAGCGCGCGCGCGACTGGCTGCGTGGCGACGCGGGGGCGGTTCCGGCACGCACGCAGTTGCGGCGCTTCGAGGGCGCGCGCGTCGATCGGCTGACGGCCGACTGGCTCGCCACGAATTCGAGCATCAACCAGGAGCTCGCCAGCGATCTCGATCGGCTGCGCCATCGCGGGCGCCAGCTGGTCAACAACAACGACTTCGCGCGGCGCTTTCGCGGGATGGTCGAGGCCAACATCGTCGGGCCCTCGGGCATCCGGCTGCAGGTGCGCGTCGAGGACGCGCCCGGGCGGCCCGATCGGCTGGCCAACGCCGCGATCGAGGCGGCCTGGGACGAGTGGTGTCGCCAGTGCGACGTCACGGGCCGCATGACGCTGCGCGACCTGTGCGAGTCGCTCGTCGGCGGCCTGCCCTCGGACGGTGAGTTCCTCGTGCGAATGGTGCGCGGCGCGGCCGCCGGCAACCGCTTCGGGCTGGCCCTGCAGGTGATCGACGTCGACCGCATCGACACCACGTTCAACGGCACGTTCGGCGCCAACGCGGTGATCATGGGCGTCGAGGTCGACGCGGTGCGCCGGCCGGTGGCGCTGCACTTGTTCGAGGCGCATCCGAACGACGGCGTGCGCACCGCGCGCCGACGCGTTCGCGTGCCGACGGACGAGCTGCTGCACCGGTTCCGTGTCGAGCGCGCCGAGCAGGTTCGCGGCATCCCGTGGATGGCGCCGGGGATGCTGTCACTGCATCACCTGGGCGGCTTCATGCTGAGCGCGCTACTCGCGGCCGAGCACGGCGCGAACCACTACGGGTTCTTCACCACGCCCGACGGCGTGGCGCCGGGATTCGCGCAGGACGGCGGCGAGGGCGAAGCGATCGTCACCAGCCAGCCCGGCACGTTCGACACGCTGCCGGCGGGCACGTCGTTCCAGGCCTACGACTCGCGCTACCCGAACGAGGTGTTCGGGCCGTTCGTGAAGTCCACGCTGCAGCGCATCGCCTCGGGCTGGCGCGTGTCGTACCACAGCCTCGCGAACGACCTGGAGGGCGTGTCGTTCTCCAGTATCCGCAGCGGCACGCTGGAGGAACGCGATCGCTGGGCGGCCGACCAGGCGTGGTTCGTCGAGGCGTTCATGGAGCCCGTCTACACGGCGTGGCTGCAGATGGCGCTGCTGTCGGGCGCGATCACGATGCCCAACGGCTCCGCGTTGCCGGCGGCCAGCTGCTGCACGTTGGTCTCGAAATCCGTGCCCATCGAGGCGGCGCAATCGGGAGCCTCGGGCAGGTGAAACGCAGCGACTGACGGATTTCACCTGTCTGGCGCTGCAATGCCGATCATGAGCACGATCACCTCTGACAGCCCGGTCCCCGGCGCGTTGCGTCAGCACCTCGAGCAGGCCGGCGGCACGTTCGCCCGCGCACTGGTCGTCGAGCGTGCGGCCGTGGACGAGACGGCCCGGACCGTGGCGCTGGCGTTTGCCAGCGAGGCCCCCTATGAGCGCTGGTGGGGCGTCGAGATCCTCGACTGCACCGCCACCGCGATGCGCCTGGGCCGCATGACGGCCGGCGCGAACCTGCTGTGCGACCACGACACGCGCGATGTCGTGGGCGTCGTCGAATCCGTCGACCTCGGCGCGGACCGGGTGGCCCGCGCCGTCGTGCGCCTC